TTCCCATCGAGCCAGTGCGCCAGCGAATGCTCGGCAACGGTGCGGTACAGCTTTTGTGCTGCGTCGGCATCCCAGGCGGTATTTTCCGGCACCCACTTGCGCGCGCGGCCGCGCTTCATTACCTCAGCGATCCACAGGCGCAGCAGCTGGGCCAGGTTAGCTGGGTTGCCTTCGAACGCCTGGCGCGCGAGCGGATCAGCGAACTTTACGCGGTGCAGCAGTGGGCCAATATCGCCCGACAGTTCGGCAGCAGCGAAGGCCGATGCATGCAGCGGTTCGGCCTGGTGGTGCTCGGCGTCGTCCCGGAGATTCGAGGCGGCCAGCGAGGCGATGTAGCGGTCTGCGAATCCCATGATTTAACCTTCAGCGAAAGACGACCGAGCCAGCGTAGCACGGCCGAGCAAGTTTTGACTAGTGGAAAATATTTATTCTTTACATTGTTGTCAGGGAACATCACAGCTAATCAGGTCATCCATTGCAATCAATTGCAAGCGTATCCTAGTGGTCATCCACAGGAAGAAGTAGGAAGTTATCCACAGGAAAATTGATCGAGTCGTGAAAGGCTCAGGAAGAGACGTCGTGATACGAAAAGAGACGTTACGGGGCAGCGAATGCGTCAAATTTGATGTAGACTTCTGCCATGTTCTAAGTCGACCGCCACAGGACGACGCTACATGAACAAAGTCAAAATTCAAAGTTATCCACAGCGACATACTGGTCGCTTGAATGCTTTGTGCCAATGCATGACCAGATGAGTAACTCAGTAGTGATTGAACAAATAAGCGAACCTAGCGAACCTAGCGGGCCTGATGCCCCGGGCGCAAAACAAGGAGCAAGACCATGAACGCGTTTCCAGTAGCGAACCACATCCTGTGGCGGGCTAACAAGGACGCTGCGGATATGACGCCGATGAAGCTGCAAAAAATGATGTATTTTTTGCATGGCTGGTATATGGCAATTACCGGACAGAAGCTAATTGATGAAGGATTTGCAAGGTGGACTTATGGCCCAGTTGTGCCATCGGTATATCGAGAACTGAAGCAGTATGGAGCTATGCCAATCGACGACTATATCAAGCAGCCAGATTTTAGAACTGGGCAATATATTCCATACTTCGTCGATACACATGCTTTGCCGCAATTCGAATCAATATTGGAACAAGTCTGGCACCAATATGGCGGCCTTACAGGACTACAGTTATCTAGTCTGACACATGAATATAACAGCCCTTGGTATTTGACTGCGCCGAACGATGAAATCCGTGATGATTTGATACGTGATGATTTTGTTAGGCGTGCCTTTGCAGCCAATTCGATAGCGTATGCCTGAAGAAATCCTTCCTATTGCATCAAAACCTGAAAATTTACCGCCACCAACTCAAGTAGTGAGCGCAGCTCCTGGAAATGCTGCTGCGACGGGATTTAAAGCAACCGTGGTGAGCGATCAAGCTGCAACCCCCGACACTCCTGAGTCTCAACTTTCGAAGACAGAGCAATCCAAAGAAGAAGCCGAGAATCGACGAACACGCCTCTCAAGCAATTTGCTTGAACAAAAGCACTCGCTTATTGGGGATGTCGGCAGAATTATTGTTTCGGTGATTGTTGCGCTCTATTTAATTTTTGGCGTTACGATAGTTTCGCTGTTCATGAGACACGGTGCTTTTGAGAAAGATATTCCGATTACGTCGATTGTATTGATTGGAATGTGCGGATCTATTCCGACTATTCTTTCGATATCGCTCTTAGTTGGCCTTTTGGCGAAAGAGAAGGAGCCGGGCAAGGATGAAAAATCTCTGCTGGATACTTCGCTGATTGCAAAAGTATGCTTGGACGTAGTGAAATTTATGAAGGCACCTCACTAAATACGGCCTAACGTATGTTGCTAGGAATAGCCCGCTTCGGCGGGCTTTTTTACGCCTGCCTCATCCGTCGAACCTCGGCGATCCGCGTCCGCGAGCTGGCGCTGCTGATGGCGCCTGGCCGCGCCACTCCTCGAAGCGGCAAGTCTCCCCATCGAAGCGCAGCTGAATGTCCCCCAACTTTCCGCTACGCTGCTTTCGCACCAGCACCTCGGCAAAGCCGGCCAGCTCTTCGTTCTCAGGTTCATACATCTCAGGCCGGTGAACGAACATCACGACGTCGGCATCTTGCTCGATCTCACCCGAGTCGCGCAGGTCCGAAAGCATAGGCCGGCGATCTGGTCGATCTTCAACCTTGCGATTCAGCTGCGCCAAAGCGATGACAGCTACGCCAAGCTCCTTTGCCAAGTTCTTCAGGCCTCGGGAATACGAGCCGATCTGTTCGGATCGCTTGTCACCTTCCCCGCCAGTCATCAGACCCAGGTAATCGACGATAATGACCTGCAGGCCGTGCTTGCGCTTCCACGCCTTCGCCTTCATGCGCAGGTCGAGCAGCGATATCGCCGGGGTGTCGTCAATGGCAAAGCGCAGGTCATCGAGCTTGATGCAGCCGGCCGTAACACCTGGCCAAGCTTCGGCGCCCGACATGTCGCCGAGGATCGAAGACAGGGGCACGCGGCCGCGGTTCGACAGCGCGCGAGCGGCGATCTCTTGGCTTTCCATCTCCATACTGAAATTCAGCACGCTATGCGCCTCCGCCATGTTCAGGCCGATGTCCGATGTCAGGGCTGTCTTGCCCATGGACGGACGGCCGGCGACGATCACCAGGTTGCCAGGACGTAGGCCGCCGTTGAGGAGGCGATCGATTGACGCGATGCCGGTGGCCATGGCGCTGCTCTTCCCTTCCGCGCGCGCTTCGATGTCTTCCAACAGTCCCTGCAGCACATCACGGATCATCTTCGGCTCGTTCCTGACCCTGCGCTCGGCAAGCCCCGTCACGGCCGATTGCATCGAATCCAAGACCTCGTCGGCCGTCTTTCCGTTCGTGTTCTGCGCCAAGCCGTTAATCTGGTCGGCGACATGCATGATCCCGCGCAGCAGCGCCTTCTCGACCACGATACCGACGTACCGGCTGACGTGCGCGGCGCTGGGCACGCTCTGGGACAGCTGGTTGAGGTACGCGCCAAGGCCATCGAGGAACGGGCCGCCACGGGCCTGCAGGCTCGTCCAGACCGTGATCGGATCGGCCGGATGCCCTTGCTTGATAAGCGCCAGGATCTCGGTGTATATCGCGCGGTGGTCTTCGCGGACGAAGTGCTTGGCCTGCAGGTCGCCCATCTTGTCGACGGCGTCGTTCACCCTCAGCAGCGCGCCGAGCACGGCCTGCTCGGCCTCGATCGACTGGGGAACGTGATACTGGTCTGCCATGTTGCTCATGCTGCTTTCCTTGTGAATTTGCCGCCGATTGCGTCGCTGTAGCCCTGCCGGCCAATGAGTCGGTCGAAACCGATTTTCGGCGGCAGCTGGTTCTGGTCGCGAAGCCAGAGGAAGTACCGCTTCGCGAACTCGTCTTTCGTGGAGAAGGTCACGAACTCAGTGATCGCCGCCGCGCGGGCCGCCACGAAGATCGTCGCTGACACGTCGCCCAACTGCGCGCCCAGCGTGTCGTTAAACGCCTCGATCACAGCTACCTGGTCGGGGCTGTAAGCCGCTTGCACCTCGTCGAGCCATCCACCGCCGTTGAGCCAGGAGGCCGGGTACGGGATGTACTTCGGATCCGACCATTCGCCGGACGCCTTGACGTGCTCCAGGCTGGCGAGAATGCGCTCGAGCAGGTCCTCGTCAGGGTTCAGCTTCGTGAACGCCCTGACGGCATCCATGCGCGACTTCTTCCGTGGGTAGGCTTCGTAGAAGCGTTCGAACCTGGCTTTCATCTCGTCAGCCTTGCGACGCTTTGGCGCCGGCGCAGTGCTGTCGGCTGCGTGGTGCTCCGATTTTCCATCCTGCTGGCCGACCGCCAGAGCGCAAGAACTTTTCTTTTGGTGGTTGTCTTTTGGAAGGTTGTCTTTTGTGTGTACCGAATCGGTACTATCGACCTGTACCGATTCGGTACTACCCCCGTACCGATTCGGTACATGTACTGATTCGGTACAGGGGTGTACCAATTCGGTACTAGCTGGCGCTGTTTTAAGCTGGCCTGCACTGATCCATTTCGCGTGGTTCTTCTGGATGCCGATCATCGACCCGAACCGACCAGGCCGCTTCGTGATGACATTGCGTTGCGCCAGTGCGTTCAGCGTCGAAGTGACATGCGGCCGCGCGACGCCGCAGAGGTCGCCGATCTGCGATGCCGACAGATCGTCTTCCTTTTTGCTGTAGCCGTAGGTCTTGCGGACGATTGCCAGCAGCACGAGCAGCTCGCGTTGCGTGAAGCTGCCGGCCAGGATTGCTTCCAGTAGCTCATTGGCGATCCGAACGAATCCGTCTTCGAGTTGTGGTGTGGCGCTCATACTACCTTCCAAAAATTGGGCGTAAAGTGGCCCTATCGCCCTAGCGTGCTAGGGTCGCGAGACGTTCAGTGAAGGGAGTTAGTTGCCTGTGGTAGCCGCTGCTACCTCGTCTGCGAAGACGTTTAGTTCGACCAGGACAGCGCCCCGGGTGTCCTTATGCGCCCCCGACAAGATCCTGCTGATCGTCGGTTGCTTCACGTTGACCCGCTGAGCGATCGCTGCCTGGGAATGGCCGGCGGCGACCAGGATCTGAGCTGCTTCTTGGGCTGAACGTAGAGTCATAACACCAATATGGAAAGAATTCGATACGCTCATTCTATACCCTTACGCATCAAAGTCAATGCGATTATGTATCGGTACTTGCATCCTCCTATACGTTGTCGTATAGTTTAAGCATGAAAAAAGCTCAATCAACCGTTGCGCGAAACTTGGAAGCCCTGATGCGTAAAGCAGGGACCAACCCTCACGATCTGCATCGTGCAACAGGCGTTCCGCAGCCCACCATCCATCGCATACTCACGGGCGAAAGCAATGACCCGAGATATCAAACTATCGCACCACTAGCGGACTTCTTCAAAGTCACTCCTGCTGCTTTGCGAGATGCTAATTTCTCGATCGATGAGATTGAGGGCCTAAGTGACTTTCCAAGTTCACAACAGCCGAACTTCGTCGCGGGTAGTACTCCCGACCTGACGCACATCCCGAAGGTAAAATTACGTGTCTCAGCTGCAAGTCCGGGCGTTGAGTACGAACCTGATGATAAAGATGGCAGCACGACTACGGTTCCGACGAGCTGGGTCAAGCGGGACAAACTGAGTAACAGCAAACTTATAGCAATGCTCGTTAACGGGGAAAGTATGGTGCCTACGCTCTTTCCGGATGACATAGTAGTTGTCAACACTGAAGACACCGAGCCCCAGGATGGCGGCGTGTATCTAGTGAACTATGAAGGGGAACTCGTGATTAGGCGCCTTGAGCGCGATGACGGCGAGTGGTGGCTGAAGGCAGACAATATTGACCAGCGAAAATACGGACGTAAAGTTTGGCGCGGCGACAACTGCGTGCTGGTTGGCCGACTAGTCCGTAGGGAGACCAATTACATCTAGCCCTGTCGAGGATTGCTTAGAACCCTGCTCAGCAGGGTTTTTTTTCGTCCCGTCGAAACAGTTTCGCATCAAATTCGTTAGTTCGATACATAATCGCATTGACAGAGATGATGCGCTTCCGTATTATTTGGATCGTTGGCTGAGCTGCTGCGATTGATTTAGAAGCTGCCCGAGTCGGGCATGCGCGCTCTTGGTCGACACGAGATAAACGTATAGCGCGATTTGGATGACGGCATATACCGCAAACAAAGATGTCGTAAGCAGTTACCGAGCGGGGGAGTGATGATCTAACGAAGCTAGATGTTTGAAGTGTGACTGGAGCGGGCTTGCAGGCCCGCTCCATCCTCAACCGTCCTGGTAGCAGCCAGGAGATTTAGGGCCTTGGGTGATGGAACACCCTCCGCCGTGTGGAGCAGTGCAAACTTTTTTTGGAGAACAGCATGCACGAACAGGATGTTAACACCGAGATTTTCAATACGCAAGCGGATAATGTCGTTAACACAACGCTTGCCACCGATATGCGTCAACTTTCGTTCGATATCGAAAGTTTTACCTCAGACGCTACGATTTTGATCGACACGATTTTCGAGACGATCGACGGATTGGTCGCAGTTCCGGCGACCCTGCAGCGACCTGTTAACGCGATCAACTGCTTCGCGACTTGTGTGAAGCGTCATCTAGTTCTGATTACGGAAGCCAACGACAAACTCAGGCATATCGCTTCCGGCGAGGTGAAGCAATGAGCGCTTCCAATCCATTCTACCGAAACGGCGAGCGTGCGCCGGCCGAGCTGATCGATCTTCTCGAAAAGCTGCCGGCTAACTTCGAGACCGCTGCCGCACTCACGGCAGACCAACTGCAAATGATCAGCGCAGCCGATCTTCATGCGACCAACTACAACCACGCTCTGATCAACGGGATCGAGGCAATTGGACAGCTGCTCTTTACTGCAGCCACAAGCAACAACGGTGCTGTCGATGCGACGGTACTTGGGAATACTGGCTGCCTGTTGTCGACCATGGCCGTGCAAGTTCAATACCTGAGCGAGCTGCGAGGAGGCATTCACTACGCGCTGGGCAAGCACGGGGCGTACGAATGAGCGCCCAACTCCTCCGCATGGTCGGCTTCACCGCCGGCACTGACTTCGGGCCACCGACTGTGCACATCCACGCACCTGGCGAACTGTTCGGGCTGACGCTTGCTTCTGCCGCAGGTCGCGCCGACGAGTTCCAGGAGCCCGACCGCACATTGATTCTGGATATGCAGCGCGCGCTTCGTCGCGCCCACGCTGCCGATCCGTCCTACCAGCTCACCGAGTTTGTCGACCTGGGCCAAAACATGAAGGAGCATGCGTGAACACTGCCGAACAACCGACGCCGCCGGTCCGCATGGTGCGGCCTGCCGACCTTACCCCGCCAAACCTTACCCTGCCCTACCTACGCGACGGCGAGCGCTATGCCGGCGTCCTCATCAGCCGCACCGAGGCGCCATCGCACCATGTCATCCTGCTGCCGGCGATGCAGGACGACGTCGACTGGACGGAGGCGAAGTATCACGCGACTACCGCCGGCGGCGACCTTCCGAGCTGGCGCGAGATGGCGCTCCTGATGGCGAACCTGCGCCACCGCTTCGCGCTGAATCGCTGCTACTGGGCGCTCGAGGAGCACGAGCACATCGAAGGCGCGTATTTCACGCACGACTTCACCGATGGCGTACGCGATTACCAGCTGGATTGGACCCGGTCGCGCATGTCCGCGTGCGCTGTGCGGCGCGTTCCCTTCGAGGCCCGCCCCAGCGTCGAGCCCGAAGTGTTGCAGCGCCTGATCGCAGCCTTGGAGCGCGAAGGCGCACGGCTCCCCGTGCCGGCGATCGGAAGCTCAGTCGATAGCGCATACGCCAGCGGCCTGAGCTCCGCCCTGGGCCTTGTAGAAGCTGAGATGGCGCGCTGGCGGATCGATGCCGGCACAGCCGCGGCGATGGCGATGATGACCGAACCCGAGCGCCAAGAATGGATCGCACGCCGTGATCGTATGCGTGCCATGGCGAACGGAGGCGCGCAATGACTGGCCACACCATTTACCGCACTGCCGCGCCGGCGTGGCGCCGTGTGGCGCGCCACCGCGCGGCTGCCGAGGCTGGCTTCATCGCCGCGATACTGGCCGCCGGCTTCGTCCTCAACCGCCTGGCGGGCGTCGTCCTCACCGCACTGGAGAATTTCGCAAAATGACTGAACATAATAATCACTCCCTCCCGCCAGAGGAGCGCCTCTACTGCGAACCAGAAAACTTCGAAGGAATCGATGCTGAACGCGAAAAATTCGAAGCCTGGGCGATCGGCAAGAGCGGCCCCTGGCTTCAAGAGGCGCTCGAGCGAGATGAATTCGGATACCGGTCGACCGAGGTGCGGGAGCACTGGAGCATGTGGGCTGCGTTCGCTGTTCGTCGCTTGCTTGAGCAGACCTACCTCCCGAAGACTGGCGTCAAGGTCGCCGACGTCACCCAGCTGCAGCGCGACCTGGCGCGCCTCGCGGCCGGCGGTGAGAGCGACGTTGCAGCGGCGTGCGTGCGCGCCCAAGCCGTAATCGAAGGCCTGCTGTCCGGGCTCGATGCGGAGCAGCTGTCGTGAGCGAGCTGACGATCGATGTGCGGACCTTGCGGGCCGCGTTGCGTGCGGCGTTCATGGCTGGCCGTCTGGACCTGCAGGACGCCCACTGGGCACGTGCCGACGAATACGCGATGAAGAAGCTTTCGCACTGGAACGCGGACACCGCGGCCACCGACTGGTGCCCGGAATGCCACGCGCGTGAGTCGGCCAGCAGCGCAGACCCGCTCGGCGATGCTGGCGAAAAGAGCGAGTGGCTCAGTACGATGATTCATCGACTGCCCTGCGTGCCTGCGGTATCCGGCCTGTCGCCTGACCAGTACCAGGTGTACCGGCTCGGATGGCGCCACGGTATCAAGGAGGCCGGCAAGCTGGCCAAGAACTATGTGGATCCACGCGTGCTGAGCGCGCGACGCATGGCAAACAGGGCCGAGCGTGTGATTGCGGAATTAATCGGCGCGCCAGCGCCAGCAGACTTCGAAGGAATGACCCATGACCGCACCTAAACAATTCCTGCGCCTGCCAGCCGTGATCGCGCTGGTCGGCAAATCGCGCACCGCGATTTATCGCGACATCCAGGCCGGCAGCTTCCCGGCGCCCATCCGGATTGGCGCGCGCGCGGTGGCTTGGGACTCGAGCGCAATCGAGAGCTGGCAACAGGCGCGAATCACCGCATCGACAGCGGCAGCTTGTCCGTCAGGCACACCCCTCTGCTGACCGTCGAAAACACGACGTGCGCTGTGCGGAGCGCGCGTCCGCTATCGACCCAGAGCGGACATCGTCACATCCGTTTTCAGCTAGTGTGTGTCGTACTCCCAGGATACTTGCCATAGCTTCTTCCGTCTAAATTCTAGAATGACTTCGCCGTTCTGATCACCGCCTGTGGCGTACACAAAAGAGTTCGGCTGCACATAAGTTGGAGTCCCTAGGACTGCACTTACATCCCTTTGTGATTGTCCAATCCTTAGTCCGCAAGGCAGTTTGAATTCGGCCGAGGTCGTTGACAACTCGGAAGGCAACAGTGATCCGTCGGAGTATTTAAAAAATCCAGCCTTGAACGTTTTGAACTCTGCATCGTGGTACGCAAGTTTGCTCCCGTCAGCGGAAGGGTCGTCTTCGAGAGACACCGAATCGCGGAGGGGCTTAGATCTTTCCACAATATCCCAGTAGGGCTCAACGTAAGTGATCAGAAATCGGGCGACTGATCTGGACCGCTCCTCGTCATTTGCTGACGTCTGCGAGCAACTGTTGCTGATGGCACTGGCGGGCGAAGCTACAGCTCCTTCGCTCGAAACCAATGAAACTCCGAGAAGCAATCCGCCAATAACCCAAGAAGATATGTTCATCGTTGATTGCTTTTTAAATTCATCGCTAGTAACGTCCGCTTCTGGCCGATAGCGGACATCAGAATGGCTCAGTGTACGATGTTGTTGCCTGATGAACAAGCGAAGGGTTGGAGCGTGGCCGTATGGTGGATGTGGGGTAAAACTGTAGGGATAAAAGCTGTAGGGGTAAATGTAGGGGTAATGCCAGCTGAAAAGAAAAAGGCCACTTCGAAAAGTGGCCTAACTCTTTGATTCTATTGGTCGGGGCGAGAGGATTCGAACCTCCGACCCCGTGCACCCCATGCACGTACGCTACCAGGCTGCGCTACGCCCCGACTTAGCCCGCAATTATACCTGAGG